ATCTACGAACAGACTTGGACTGACAATATGAGCAATGTGAACCCACCGGTAGTCACCGATGAAAAGCTGATTCCTTCCGTGTCGGTCACCTTTTTACCCGACTGGAAGCGGTTCGGTGGACCGGGCGACTTTCTGAAGCTGGTAGAGAAGCGCACGTGGGACACCGCCATGTGGTGCTCAAAGGCCGAGGTCTATTTCAATAAAAAATTGCTCGAGGTGCCGAGCCTCGAGGAGTACGCCCAAATGCACATCGGCACTTCTCCACTCGCCAAGATGCACGCCGACAACTTCGACATCATCGTGGCTCACTCGACAAGTGGAGCGTTTCAGCAGTGCTCGTGGGTCAACGGTATCGCCACCACCAAGGGCGGTAGTCATGTCGACAAGGTCACCAAGGCGCTCATAGATGCCATCGCGGCCGACAAGCGCGTGACTGTGAAACCGGCTCAAATCAAGGCGGCCCTCTTCGTGTTTGTACGGGCCGTCGTGGTCAACCCCACCTTCAGCAGTCAGACCAAGGCCGAGTGTACTTCAAAGATTACGGATGCCATTGATTTGAAACCAAAATTCGTCAAGGATGTCCTGGCGACGGGTGTCCTGGATGACCTGCTCGCTCTCGGCCTCGCAAAGGTTGACAAAGAGCTCAAAAAGACAGATGGATCCAAAAAGTCGCGGATTACGGGTATCCCCAAGCTGGACGACGCCAACTGGGCAGGTACTCACCGGTCGCACGATTGCACGCTTATTATCACCGAAGGAGACTCGGCGAAAGCGCTGGCGATTGCCGGGCTGAGCGTAGTAGGACGCAATGCGTTCGGCGTGTTCCCACTCAGGGGAAAGCCGCGCAACGTGCGGGACGCCTCTGTAAAGCAGGTGACTGATAATGAGGAATTTTCCAACCTGAAAAAGATCCTCGGGCTCCAACATGGCAAGATCTATAATTCAGTAAGAGAATTGCGCTACGGCCGTCTGATGATTATGACCGACGCCGACTTGGACGGTTCCCACATCAAGGGTCTAGTGCTCAATATGTTCCACGTGTACTGGCCGAAGCTTATTGAACTCGGATTCGTAGTATCGATGGTTACACCCGTCATCAAGGCGGGGCGCGTCTGGTACTTTACAGAGGAGGAGTATAGACAGTCTCTGCAAGAGACTTCGGCCGGAGGCCCCGGAGCCAGCAAGTTCCCTTCGGGAACTTCCGTGAAATACTACAAGGGTCTCGGCACCTCCACAAGCACAGAGGCCAAGGAGTACTTTCAGAAAATTGAGCAGTTGACCGTCGCGTTCGGCGCGGATCCGCACATGAATGAGTCCATGGGGTTGGCGTTCGCCAAGGCGCAGGCCGATGACCGCAAGGGGTGGCTGACGAATCACATGGCAGCCCCTCCCGTGGGAATCCCATATGGGCACATCAAGGCTCTGCCCGTCACGGATTTTGTGCACCGCGACTTGGCCAACTTTAGCGCCGAGGACATCAAGCGCTCGATTCCCCACGTGGTGGACGGTCTCAAGCCAAGTCAGCGCAAGGTGATTTACGCGTGCCTCAAGAAGAACCTGACATCGGACATGAAGGTGGCGCAGCTGGCTGGCTACATTGCAGAGCAGACGGCGTACCACCACGGAGAGGCGAGTCTACAGGGTACGATCGTGAATTTGGCTCAGAATTTCGTAGGCGCCAATAACCTCAATCTCCTCGAGCCCTCTGGACAGTTTGGAACGCGCCTGGCAGGCGGCAAGGATGCAGCCAGCTCTCGTTACATTTTCACACGTCTAAGTCCCCTGACTCGGCGGATTTTTGATCCATCTGACAATTCTGTTCTGAAATATGTGATGGATGATGGGCAGCAGGTGGAGCCTGAGTTTTACACCCCTATTGTGCCGATGATTCTGGTCAACGGTGCGGAGGGTATCGGTACTGGATTCAGCTGCTACGTACCGCCGTACGACCTAGAAATCATCAAGCACAATATCCAGTGTGCACTTGACCAGGTGGCGATGGTTCCGATGGTGCCGCACTTCAAGGGGTTCAAGGGGAAGGTGACCAAGACGAAGGATCACACATGGGTCCTAGAAGGTGTGGTTCAAGCCGAGGGGTCTCGGTGGCACGTTACGGAGTTGCCACCGGGCAAGTGGATTCAGGATTTCAAGGAGCACCTCGACGACTTGGTAGAGAAGGGCACGATCCAAAAGTACGAGAATCACTCGACTGAGACCAGCCCTGACTTTTTCATCTGGGGCGGAATCTCGGGCGCGATGGAAGACCCGATCCGAGAGTTGGGGCTGACCAAGACAATCCACACATCGAACATGCACCTGATTGGCCCGAACGGGGCGGTCAAGAAGTACAATAGCCCAGAGGAGATTCTGGTGGATTATCTGGAGGTGAGATTGGCCACGTATAAGAAGCGCAAGGCGTGGCAGCTCAAGCAGCTCGAGACGGAGGTGAATTGGCTCTCTGAAAAATCCCGCTTCATCCGGGACGTGGCGGTAGCTCCTCGGCTCCAAGTGTTCAACACACCTCTTGAGCAGATCCATGCCCAGCTGCGCCGTGAAAAGTACGAAGAGGCTCTGTGGCCTAAGCTGCTTGACATCAAGACGTATCAGTACACCAAAGAAGAGGTGGCGAAACTCGAGGCGCTATGTGACTCCAAGCGAGGGGAACACGCTCGTCTCAAGGCTACGAGTGTGGTGCAACTGTGGAAAAATAACCTGAGTGAAATTTAGATATGGCCGAGCAAGCCATCAACAAGCTGGTGGATCTTGAAAGAAAAGCACAGGCACCGGTCATCGACTTTTTCAAACGTCGGGTTCCCCAGGCTTTTGAAAACGTGCTCAGATTTGAACGCAAAATTCAAAATGATGCTGTAAATTTCTTCAAGAAAGAAATCAATGATGCCAAAGAGCTCGTCACTTCGCCGACGGTTCCGGAGGCGCCTACGAACGCTCCAGGTGTGAATGTTATTTTGAATCCTATCGAAGTTAATGGTTTCTATTTATTGTCTGGAAATAACTACGTCACTTTTTACGCCACCACTAATAACACCACCCGTAGTACAATAAGTGAAGGGTGGACGCCAACAGGAATTACAGGCCTGGCGGGGCAGCTTATGGTGAATGGTGGGTTGGATTTGAATTTAAATATGGATCCTAGAGTCGTCAAGATATCAAACATGAAATCAGAATCCTATGTGTGGTCTCTAACAATTCAATCAGACACTGAACAAGTCGTGGCACCCTATCAGTACGTCACAGCTGGCGTTCTTTATCCGCCGGGTCAGATTGACTATAGATCACTGAAACGCAAGGGTAAAATCACGGGCTACTACGAGGTGAGTAAAAATGTCACGAAATTCAACTTCTTTGAAGAACCACCGTCCGGATTTGGGGTCGGGTGGACGGTTGAGGATCTCACAGGATTTACCGTTCCGTTGCGCGTCGTTTCATATACAGATTTGATTATGAATCAGTGGGTCGAATCCAGATTAGTACCTACTCGTGAAATGTTCGCCATATTGACCCCCATAGACGATAGTATACCTAAAAACACGAGTGCACCCGTCGTTGCAAAGGGTATAGTGAAAGAACCCTCGTTCACAACCACTTTCATTCCGGCCAACTTTACTAATTTCGATACGAGCATGGCGACTTCTTTGAAGAAATTTCAAATTGAAATTGATCAAAATGTGAAAGGTGGCGCCACGACAGTCCCTCTCAGGGATATAAATACTGGATTTAAATATGAAAAGCAAGAGGTCGGGCCTATGAGTGACGTATCAGGAAGGGGTTTCAGTTCGGGATCGGTGATGGCGTTGCACGCAATAGGCCCACAAGAAGAGCACCTCCTCTTGGAAGATTTCTCCAAATCTCAATGGAACCCTGATTTTAAACGTTATACAAATTCCGTGATGTATCAGCGTATTATTCCTTTCCCTCCACCAAATCCTTCGTACCAGAGTCAGACTATTCAGTTGGAGCTTTTACCTACTGAGCTTGGGCATCTCCTGTCGAACATGTATCTCAAAGTGACCATGCCCGCTTTGCCTACGGGTTATCAATACTCCGGTCAAATAGGCCGCGCCCTTATAAAGCAGGTGGATCTCCTTGTGAACGAGACCGTAATTGAGACGCTCTATGATGACTGGTACATCATTCGTGACCAGTTGTTTCTGGACGCGGACGAGCAAACCGGTATGTTCCAGGCGGTCGGAGGTTCGAATATCAACTCCCAGGTGTCGACTGATTACATCATTCCCCTCGAGTTTTTCTTTTGCCGCCGCAAGACTCATAACGATCATGATGACGAGCGCCTCCGTCGCCCCTACTTCCCTCTATGCGCAATGTGGAACCAGCGTCTGTACGTTCGCTTCACCTTCCAACCCAACACGTGGTGGTGCAACGTGGCCGCTCCGCACACCACAGACTTGGTTCTTCCCAAACTCGTGACTGAAGAAATTTTACTTGAAAATGCGGAAAAGCTTTACTATACCAATACTCCTCTCAAATATATAGTTAATCGCGTCAAGAAAGAGTCGACCCTGACATTTTCGGCTGGCAACCCCCAGCTCCAGCTCACAGCCTCCTTCCCCGTTCAGACCCTCGCATGGTTCTTTAGGAACAAGAACTATGAAGATGTGACGTCAGGTCTTTATTCAGATTCACGCTACAATTATGGATACACTACGCAGTATATTCAGACTGGAATTCAATTGAATTTTCCTTCAGGAGTCTCCAATTATGTAGATGTGATTGATACTGCTAAAATTACACTTAATAATGTTGATATTCTGAGCACGTTCCAGGGATCGTTGTACTACACATTCAAACAACCTATGGAACACGGACTTTCAATTCCTTCAAAAAGTATTTATAGTTATTCATTCGGGCTCACCCCCAAGGAGTATAATCAGGGTGGCTACCTTAATTTTTCAAAGTTAAATTCCCAGACGACAACTCTAACACTGGTCTTCAACCCGAGCTATGCAACGCAAATTTCTCAGGGGTATAACTTGTACATGTTTTACTATGGATACACTCTTCTAGAGTTCCAGGGAGGGTTTGCTCGTCTTCCCTATGTTTGATAGGAACCCTCTCAAGATACTCGATAATACCGTTCTGTACACACCAACGAAGAAAGTTCAGTTGGGCGCAGGTCGTCGTGAACCCATGAAATTCGACGCGCTCCGTACGACAAAAAGGGTCGAACAGCTTTTTGCTATAGCCGTCCAGACTCGACTTGTATGCTACATGGACGGTGAACATCTTGCCAGTTGGCGTGGTGTACGTCACGTGATTGTTCTTGGCATAGTTGGTCACGAACCACTCGAGTTTGCGGAGGGATATACCCTTGCGGTGTCCCAGAATATCGTGCAGTTTTTCACGATTCTCTGGTGCATCAAAAAATTTAGAGAGGCTCGTCAGCAGCAAATCTGACTTGCTCATTGATAATCATGGCTCGTGTCTCTCTAACTAATTTTCCCAAGGCGCCTTGACCCTCTCGATCTGTCGCGGGGGAGGAGGAGGAACCTGTGACTGATGAAAACCACAGTAACCGTTTTCTTTGGGTTCCTTGAGGCAGCGCTTCTTACTCTTAAGAATTCCTTTGCAGAAAGAACATTTAATGCCTGCTGTATCCTTGACGAGCTGATCGATAGGAAGATCGTAAGCTTTTGAAATAACCTTAAGGGTCTCGGATATCTGAAGGCCGACTCTACGCGAAACCTCCTCTTCAATGAGTTGGAGAATCTGTTGCTCCATTCGACTTACTAATTTTGGGCGCGAATTGTTTATGCCACCTTCCTGGCAAACATCGACAGGAAAGCCTTGCGCGCCTCGACCTCAGTTGTGCTTTCCGTCTTGGCCATGAATTTCTTGTCGAAAATCAAATCGGCACTGACGAGAGGCTCGAGCAAATCCTGTACAGGCTTTTTGAACTGGTTGGTGAAATAATACTGGAAATCAAGCGGTACATTCTTTTCACGAACCCATGCTGGATCCTCCGCCTTTTCATACATCCTTCCCTCCCCCTTGACGATCACAAACGCGACACGGTCACCCTGTTGAGGCTCCGAACCTGGTGCCCGAGCCCTCACCTTGTCACGGACAGCCACGTGAGGCTGCGGTACCTTGTATTCGGCCGCCAATTGCTTGCTCATCAGTAATTTCTCGATCGGCACCTTTCCCTGAATCAAAGTTTTGGCCGCCTCCCTCGCAGCCATGATGACTGGATTCGGGTCGCTCGACTCGAGAACCATCTCCAAAAGCTTTTTGAGTGTCTCTCGAACGAAAGGACAACTGTCGCGCCGAACAACCTGCAGACCCTTGACGTCAATCTTCTTGAAAGCGATTGCACCCACCTTGTTTCTTTCATACATCTTGGCTGCGTATCGCTTTTTCGAATACAGAAAATACGGACAATAAACCTTCTCGAGTTCAAGATCATTTGGCGCCTTGAAAAGCTTCGTGCACTGCTCAGCGGCCATCTCACCCTGCTGCCACGAGTAGTCGATGGCCTCCTGACCCTTGCGCCCTTGCACGTCAAACTCGACCATCACAGAGTCCGTGTCACCGTACCGCACCTTGGCTCCAGGAAAGTGCTCCTCGACGTAATTCTTGGTCTCCTCAATCATTTGGCGTCCTCGCATCGTGACAGTGCTTGCGATGGCGACGCACGGAAGCATACCTTTAGAAGCTCCAGTAAATCCGTATATCGAGTTCATACTGATCTTGTACGCCAATTGCTGACCGTTGTACACCGCCTCCATGGGCGTCCCTTCAGCTTGGGCCATGAGCTTTTTGGCTTTTTTGCGATACGCTTTCAGATCCATGAGAATAACGGGGAGCAGAGAATCCACGCCCTGTGCAAACCTATGAGGCCCGAACTGCTCGTACTTGACTCCCGGTAAGTTGTCGTACTTGGCATTCATCACAAGCGTCGAGTAACACAGGTTCTCTGCGCACATGATGCTAGGGTACAGACTCGCAAAATCCAGAGCCGTGATGGGCGTGTAGTACGCCCCAGTTTGCGCTTCTAGAACAGTCGCACCCTGATACTGCTCATCTGTGGGACCGTTGGGTCGACGGAACGTCGGGATGATGAAATTGAGCTCCCGAGCCTTTTTGGACATCTGACTAAACACTTTGATTTGTTGCCCGCGCTCGCTCAGAAACGCCAAAGGTACCCAGCATGCCTTGGCCATCTCCACCTGGTTCTGAATCTGACAGAGTTTCTCCATGAGCTTGTGCGGCAGAACAGTATCCTGAATACAGTACTCGGCCACCTCGCCTAGCTCAGCCGCGTCTCCATCCCTGTACCGTCTGAAAATCTCCTTGACCGGCATGTCGATTTTTTGAGCATCTCTCAAAAACCACTTCGAGACATTGTTGAGGCTATAGCTTTCGAGCTTGTGCTCACGCTTCACATCCTGGAACAGATCAAACACGTACCGGCCTTTCATAGGCACCATCTTGAGCTCGTTGTTCCCGAGCGCACTGGAACTCAGATTCTTTTCAACGAGAGCCGCCACCTCCCCGCGGATGCGCCCCCATACGGGGTTCAGGCCGCAGTGAATAGTCGCCCGGATAATCAGAAACTCTAAATCGAACCCGAAGATGTTCCATCCCGTGATGATGTCCGGATCAATTTTGATCAGATATTTCTCGAAAGCTTTGATGAGCTCCTTTTCGGTCTCGAAGCACTCCACATCCGGCCCGGCCGTCTGCTTGAGGCACAGACACTTGCGGTCCAGAAAGCCCTCTTTGCCAAACTCCTTGGTCGTCATACCAATCTGGAACACGACGTCGTGCGGGTTCTTTGGATCCGGAAAGGCTCCCGTACTCGAGTAACACTCAATATCGAACGACATGATTCGAAGGGGTGCAAAGTCGTCCCGGGCTAGTGGAGTGATGAGTCGCCAATTGGGGGCCCACAAGTTCACTTCACATGTCGACTCTGCATCAGGCTCACAGAGTCCAGGTTCGATCCAACCGGTCGATGTGCACCCGGACACGTGCATAAACCGCAGGACAGGGTCGATGTTCGATTCGTACATTTTACACCCGGCGAGTTCGGGATGTTTGGTGTTGTCAACACAGTACGCGAAACTCCGGAGAGCTCTGTGCGTCTTGAATTCCACCCTCAAAAAGCGCGAGGTCTCGCCATTCTGGAATCCCCAAAGATCCTTGCCGCGGTGAACCTCGCACGATACGAGACCGCGCCAAAATGTGCTCTTGATGAAGCCTTTGAGATCCTTGTCCGTCTTGATGAAACAGTACGGATTAAATTTCGTCCCGAGGGAGACGGAGCTGCCGTCCTCGGCACGACCAAAAATTCTGATCGTAAATTGTTCATCCTGATCCTGACCGTCCCATGCGACGGCCTGGAAGGCTTTCATTATGTTTTAAACTCTTCTACTTCTTAACTGAAAAGTTCCAGCTTGGCGCGGCGGCGAGGGCTTTGAACTCGGGCAGCGTGTAGTAGCCGGTGAACTCGGGATATTTTTTGTTCACTACATATTTAACCTGGCGATGATTGTTGGTCTCTAACGTTCCGTTTTTTGCTTTGAAAACGTAAGCTCCCGACGCCTTGGTGAAACCCACCACCTTGCGCGGTGGGCTCTTTGACTTGACGGGGCTCTTGCGAGGGCTCGCACTCTTGGTCTTGCAAAACTTGCCGAAGCAACTCAACATTTATTATTGTAAATTATTTAAATTCCAGTCGACCCAAAACCTGCCGCCCCTCGGCGAGATGCCTCGGCAGCGATGAGCCCCGTGCACTCGCTCGGCACTTCGACCACCTCTGGCGTGACGCACTGCTCAAGAATCAGCTGGGCGATGCGATACCCTGGACGGATTACAAAAGGCTGGTTGACGTCCAGATTCTGCAGGACCACCTTGACCTCGCCCGTGTAGTCAGGGTCGATGACACCCGCCAAAGTGTCCAGACCATGCTTCACGGCCAGTCCACTGCGAGGTGCAATGCGTCCATAAGTTCCCGGCGGGAGACTGACGGTGATGCCGGTCGAAACGACCACACGGCGGCCAGGT